AGAAAGAGCTACTCTTTGATATTGATGTCAACAAACACTCTATAACCCTATGATATTCTTTAATTCATCAATGCCAAGGTCCATGTCGACCTTGCTACAATGTATACTCAATCAGAACCCACAAGTATGTGCTACTCCAACAGACGGTGTATTAGAGTACCTATATGGTGCACGTGCTAACTATACTTCAACACCAGAGGTTAAAGCCATAGATAAGGAACTAGCTTTAAAGACTTGGCGAGGGTTTTGTTGGGGAGGTCTCGAGGGTTATGCAAAGGCATATACCAATAAGGATCATATTTGTATTAAAACAAGAGGTGCTACAATTCACCATGATTGGTTTAATTCATTTATGCCATATGATATGAAGTGCATTGTAATGGTGAGGAATCTTAAGAGTATTGTCTCCTCTATGGAGAAGCTCTATAGGTCAAATCAAGAAAACCATCAAGAGATACAAAACCACGCAGCGATGACCGGTACGAGTACCGCTAAGAGAGTCGATTCATGGTTTGCAAGTCCACCGGTTGGATTGGCGTTAGAACGTCTACAGCAGTGCTTCCTTGAAGGTACAAACAAAAACTTTTTATACGTACGAGCTGAAGATCTTACTAGCTACCCTGATCGGGAGATGAATAAGATTTATAATTATCTTGGTCTTGACCCGTTTAAGCATGACTTTGATAATGTAGAGCAAACAATAAAAGAAGATGATTCTGTATACGGTCTATCATCTACATTACACACAATTAGAAAATCTGTAAAACCCCTGACACCGGACTATACACAGGTACTAGGACCACAGATATGTGATTGGATTGATAATACATTCCAGAACTATCAAAGAATGTTTGGCTATATTAAATAATATAGCCAATGACATTTAAAGAATACCTGAAGACACCAGAAGCAAAACGCAAAATTAAACAGATTATAAAGAAGAGACACGCTTTGCCTGTATGCACTAAATCACGTCATATGGATACAAGCAATATGGGATCAACTGCAGCATTACCTGCTGCATCACCTACACAGCCTTCTTTAAGTTGAAAAATCAAATAAACAGAATAAATCTTATTATATATGTCAACAAACACATCCAACACACTAACAGAACTCGTAGCTTCTTTTGCTCTTGATGCAGAGAAATTTTACAGCGGAAATAACGCTGCTGGAGCTCGCGCAAGAAAGACTCTTCAGGAGATCATTAAGTATGGTCGCACGGAGAGAAAGACAATACAAGAGACAAAGAACGCACGTAAGGCAACTAAGGAGTAATTTCTCTCCATTTTGGCTGCGGTAGCGGGCATTCTGTTGTCACTAATGGTAATTTAGCAATAGTAGAACAACCGCAAACCTTACATAAGCCAGTATTAACAAAGCCTGTGGGATCCCAATGCTCACAGGCTTTGCACTGTTTAATGCGCTCCTCATACTGCTCGTCCGTTACAAGACCAAAGTCATTCTTTGACCACTTAATAACCTCTTCGGTTACACTTTTTATTTTCGATGTAATAGACGGCTTATTCATCGTATTCTACAAATCCCTCTTCAACGAGGTATTGGGTTAATTTTAGTAAATCTTCTTCAGCTATATCATCATCGATATCTGCATACTCCACATAAACAGACGTCCTACCGTTCCACTCCATGACATCAACAATATATTGTATGCCCTGAAAAGTTATACGAAAGGTAGTGCCGTCGTTGTTCACACAATTTTCTGAATAAACTGTAATGCTTTAGGTGCTGAATTAATATTCAAAAAGAACTGTCTACCATCCTTTTGGTAGATTGTCCCCCATGCATGTGTATTGCTCATTGGTTCACGCTGCACTGAACCAATATTTTCCCAGTTATTTGTTTCAAATGCTGTTTGAGCTGCAGCTAAAACCTGAAGATCTTTCTTGAGTGTTTCGTTTAACATATATAATAATTTATGATATGCTCGTTTACAGATCTACTTTTTTCTTAGTTGTATCTCTGTTTTTTCTAACTTATCACCCTTATCCCATGTCTTACCGTCCTGATCACATTTATACTCGATCTTATTGCCGATAATATTGTCTTTCTTACCCTTTATCTTACTAACCTTTGTAACAACACCTTTACTTTTATAGTGTTTGCATTCTTTATTACAATCCTCGACATTATCTCCAACCTTTAATTCATTAGGTCGGAGATTTGTCTTTTCTATAAAGGTCTTAAACGTGATAGGCACGTATATATTTATTATTTACGCTTCTTTGCTTTAGTGAATCTCCCCTTCTTGTCGCGCGCTGGACCGGTCTTCTTCTTTACATTAGAGGGAACACGTTGAAACTTAACTGAATGAATAGCGTTCTGAATACGCTGGAGCCATTCCTGATGTGCTTGATCATATAGTGCACTGAGTCCTTCATTTACGAGATAATCAATACGGCTAAAGGTAAACTCTTTGTTATCACTGTATCTACCACCGCGTACGAGTGATTGGATAGCTAGCAAAGCATTCTCTATATCCGTCTCACCTCCTTGATCGTATGGTGCCTTTACAAGGTCATCTGAGTGATATGCTAGCTTATAAGCTACAAATGCCTTACTATTAATTTTCTTAAGGATGCTACTATTATGTAAATTGAGCTTACAAAAAATAGGGTGTGTCGATGCTTTAATAACAGTATCTGTAATACCGTTATAAACTGCTTTAGCGATTTTTGCCTTAATGGTTGGTGTTGTATTACTCATTCTGTATAGAGATTAGATTCTTTAGAGAGTGATGGCAACTCAATTCTTATACAATCTATATTATAGAACTTAAAAATATCCAGAGCACTCATATCTTTAGTGTATATATCCCTATACACTACTCGCTTAATACCATGCGCTATGATTTGTCTTGCGCATGATGAGCATGGTAGCAATGTACATGCAAGTAAACGCCCTTCCCCTCTCTTAAAGAGAGATAACAAATTAGTCTCCGAATGCAAAATAAATGGACGTCTACCATCTCTATCTGCCCAGAAGTAGTCTGATGCTGCTGTACCAGGTGCTAATCCATTATAAGCTACACCAAGGACGCGATTGTTATGATCGAGAGCACATGAACCAACTTGCACATATGGGTCTTCTGATCTCAGTGCAGCAACTTCCGCTAAGCGTAAAGCATAAACATCCCATGACAATCGTTCTTTCATTATATTATTTTATATGGTCTAAGAAGAGATTCCATTCTGGAATTTGATGATAGTTCTTTATATAGAATGTTATTGGAAGACACTTCGGCTCTTTAGGTGGTCGAACCAGACGTAGATTAGCTTCCTCCGGTGTCATGTTAGCCTTCCGTGCGTTAACCTCTCTATGGGTAACAACACAGTTCGTCCATGATGTCTTACCTCCTCGACTCCTTGGGATAATATGATCGATATTAGCCTCGTTGGGTGTAAGTTTTTTATTTGTATACTGACAAATACCACCATCTCGTTGCCATAGGGCTTTAAACGAGAACTTAGGTCTCTTTTGCGGTACTCTATCGTATTTGCATAAGATGATGACCTTGGGAATTTTTATATCCCCTCTTACAGTTTTAATGTAATTAGAGTTTTCATCATAAGGAAGCTTAATCCAATCTTGCCACTTATTTGGAATCATTGTTTCTGAACTTTGTATATCTAAACCTGTAGCAGAATCTGAATACATCATAGAAAGGGCATCTGCCACGGTCTTAGTACCAATAGCCTGCCAGCAACGATTCAACACAAGAACTATTTCTCCCTTTGTCATAGAATTAATCCACCTATTGTAAAACTCTTAATTTAAGATAGCAATAAAATTAATACCGCTTAAAGCTTTTTTTCTTTTTGTGGTTGAAAGTTCTATACGGAGTTAATGTTGTGTCGTAAACTTTGCATTCCTTTCTACGTTGCTGATACCAGATAAAGTCTTCCTTAGAGAGGACTACTTTATCTGCATCTGGCTCCCAACGCATATACGTATCCTTATGATTCGCAATTGGAGCAAGCCAAGATGGAGCGAGCAAGTTCTTGGGCAGGGTTAGCCGAACGCTGATAGTATAAAGCTTTGATTCCCTGCTCCCATGCAAATATAATAAGTTCATTTACATCCTTAGGCTTTGTATTAGGAGGTATCATTACATTCAATGACTGACCTTGATCAATATACTTTTGACGACCTGCAGCTTGGATGATAATCTCTTTTTGTGGAATTTCACCGAAAGTCTTGAAGACATCCTTTTCATGCTGCGTTAGAAAATCTAAATGCTGAACCGAACCGCCCTTCTTGAGAATAGACATCCATGTCTCATCATCATGCTTACCCTTCTCCTTAAGAAGCGCTTTAAGATACGGATTCTTATAGGTAAATTTACCCTTAGCAAGATCCTTAACATAGTAGTTTGAATTTTGAGGTTCGATAGACGGGCTTACCTGACCGAGAATAAACGAACTCGATGTCGTTGGAGCTACAGCTAATGTCGTTGTGTTGCGACGACCATAACCCTTAAGTAGAGGTGGTTCGCCAAATTCCTTAGCTAGAGATTCAGAAGCTCTATCTGCTTTCTCTCTAATAGTCTTCCAGATCTGAGTATTGATAATCTTCGCCTGCATTGACTCGAACGCAACCATCTTTTGCTGAAGTAAGGAATGCCAACCTAGAACACCAACGCCAATAGCGCGCTGATTGATAGCAAAGTTTCTAGGATGATCCATAAACTTCATTCCTTCGGTCTTATTAATAAACTCTGTCATTACAGCATCAAGGAAGTATACAAGTGTTTCGACAGCATCTGTATCCTTCCAATCTTCCCAACGCTCAAGATTAAGCGAAGAAAGATCACACACAAAAGACTCATCAATACCATTTGATAACATAATTTCGCTGCAAAGGTTGCTGTGGTGAATCTTTAATCCCTTATCCTTATAGACTTGCGGGGCCTGGTTATTAGCGTTATCGGTAAAGAAGATATAAGGATATCCAGATTCAAAACGCTTCTTAATAACAGAGGCCCAGATAGTACGCTTTTCCCTGTCACCTTCCTTCATGGACTTCATCCATTCATCCGATACACAGACACCAATTGAAAGATTCTGAATATCATCACCTTCTCCTCTAATCTTCAGGAACTCTTCAATATCAGGGTGATCAATAGGAAGATAAGCTGCAAAAGAACCACGGCGGACATTACCCTGGGAGATATAATTTGTTAATGACTCAAACACTGTTAACTGATGATGGACACCGGTTGCTTCGCCCCCAGAAGAAATCTTAGCACCTCTCGGTCTAATTGCACCAAAATATCCAGATGTACCACCGCCAACCTTAGACATAACACCGACCTCTGACATCTTATAAAGAATATCATCCATGTCATCGTTAACATAAGAACCGAAGCAAGAAATTGGTAAGCCGCGATCACGGCCGAAATTACTCCAGATAGGACTTGAAAGTGAATAGTAACCTAATTTTAAATATTCTTCGAACTTGTCTGCAAAACCTTTAATCTTTAGAAGCTTTTCAGCAGTCTTTGCGATGTCAGTAATGCGTTGTTCGGCAGTTTCTCCTTCTAGAAGGTAACCACGTTCTAGAAACTTTCTAGAATCCTTATTAAGCCAATAGATATCCTTATGCATATAGTTTTATTTTAATACCTGGTTTCTAGATAACAACTAGAATAGATCGTCTTCAGAAAAAGATTGATTTTTCTTTGAGTACTCAACTGGACGAGAGCTAAAAAAATCGGTCATGTTGTTGCCATGTAATTCCTCTTCGAACCAGGTCGAAGCTTTTAGTAATTCAGTATCAACTTCAAAGGGCTTTTGAAAGCCAATGCCTTCTAATGAATGATTAATTCTGTTCTTGATAAACTCCTTGAGAAGAAGAGCATTGAGATTCTCCTCGTTGATATCATTTAACATCCAATCAACAATCTTAGCCTCTGCTTTAAAGGCTTCATGAGCTTCGTGAATAATCTTATCTTCAAGCTCTTGATCAAATAAATCAGGGTATTCTTCTCTAATTGTATTAATTATCTTTGTACCTACAAGCCCGTGAATGTTCTCTTCATTACGAGTGTACTTTACTTGCTGGTCGGTATCCTTGAGAACGTTCTTAAAACGTGCAAACCAATTAATAACATAGAACTGACTAAAGAGCGATACGTTCTCAATAAGAAGAGTAAAGAGAGCAATAGCATAAAGGTACTGCTTCTTTGAATCTTTAAAACAACGTTTAGTATACTTCTTAAGATACTTTACTCGACCCTGGATCCAAGGGAGCTCTAAGTTCTTTTCGAAGATATCCTCTAATCCAAGAACGGAAAGCAAACGTTCGTAGGCATTATTATGAATGACTTCTGTATTAGCCATAACATAACCGAGATCATAGATAGATGGATGAGGTAGATTATCACCTAGACGTGCCCAGAATGTCTTAACTGAGACCTCTATCTGACCGATAGCTGAAAGAACCCTGATTACTGCTTCTCTTTCCTGTTCGGTTAAATTTACTTTAAATTGTTGGACATCAGCCTTAAAGCTAAATTCCTTATCTGTCCAGAAGCCATTGTGCATGGCCTCTATGAATTCTTCTGTCCAGGGATAGTTATTCGGTTTACGTGAGATTTGTTCGTTGAAAATCATGGCTTTGGTCGAGTTTATTTATTATTGTTTTACAAGGCATCTTACATCAAAAGAGAAACTTTTGTTGTAAAATCTACATCAATAATAGCCTAAATACCAGCTAAAGCAATTATTTTTTACGAATAAAAAAATAGCTATAACTAATTTATAATAATGTATTTAAACGAATCGAATATTCCCAGAATTAATAAGCTCTTTAGCTCTTTGAAGAGCTGATTCGTTTGTCCAGATTCCTGCTTCTTCGTATTCTACTGGTCCATACCAGAGGTAGATATCTCTTCCTAAAGCAGGTATTGTTGTCCAGATTGTCTGACTTGACGAGCTATCGATAACCTTCTCTAGCATAAGAGAATTTGTATCTATATCGACTGTCTGTTCGGGTTGTAGTATAATTGTTGCCATAATAGTATTTAGTTAATCTTAAAGACTTCAACCTTTGTCCAAGCTCCATCAGATGTACCTATAATACTTTGAGCAGCATTGCTTGAATAGGCTATAAATTCAAGGTAATCAGTCGTACCATTAAGGAAGGCAATATCTGCTGTATTCTGTGTTGTGTTAACATTAGAGTCACTAATAGGTTGCTGAGCTAGAGCCACCGATGTATCATTTCTTCTAATTTGAATGTTATTTTGATTACCTGAACCTGAAGTGCCACCGACCCAGGCTACTTGATAATCAACATGATAATAACCAGGGATGGTTGGTGTAAGTCTGCGGGTGCTTCTATCAAACCAATTATTTGGATCATTTAAAGGATCGAGAGTTACAGTAGTATCAGAAGCGTTATTAGCTGTTTGATTTGCTGTTAAAGATAAAGTGACAACGTAGTTTGTATTTGATTCAATATTTCCTTGAACCGATAAGTTATTAACGTATGTGTAATTTGCTTTAGATGCACTTAAACTTGATCCTAAGATAAAGGTATTAGCAAATCCCTTTGTATTATTAGCAGACCCACCAGCAACGAATGAGTAGTTACCAGATGCTGTATTACAGAAACCACCAACGATAACGGAGAAACCACTAGATACAAGATTTCTACAACCTGCACCTATGAAAATACATCCGCCAGAAGCTATATTATTTCTCCCGCCAATAACTGTTGAGGCACCACCACTTGTGATACAATTTGTATAACCTGAAACAGTATTTCTGCTACCGCCACATATTGCATTACCACTTCCGCCTAAAATCGTATTAACATCATTTGCAGGCGAATTGACTGTGTTAAAAAGCCCTCCTAAAATAGAGTGATAACTGCCTGCACATATTCTATTTGTGAGACCACCGACAATGTTATTATAGTTGCCTGTACTTATTGTATTTGTGATACCACCGACAATGTTATTATAACTTCCTGTACTTATTGTATTTGTGTCTCCACCTCCAACAAAGCTAAAGCTACCAAATGATGTATTTCTAAAACCACTTCCCACAAAATTATAACAACCGGACGCTGTATTTAAAATACCTCCGCCAATAAAACTGTTTCGCCCGCCGATGTTTAAGCATCTATCATAAACAAAGATACTACAAGCACTCAATCCTGTTCTGCATGCACTATAGTCTTCATTAATAATAATGCAGTTCGCAGCATTCGTAACGACATTGGCTGTAGTAAAACATGCTGATGATAGGGTACTATTAGCTGTACCTGATGTCATCCACATTAAGGATACTGCTCCTGTTGTACCTGATGCACTAAAGCACGATCCGATGCCTGTAGCTATTAAAGCTGTATTAGTTCCATTACCTGATAGGTTAGCACCAAAAGTGATATTAGCTGGAGTAAAGCCACCAGTATGGTTAAAAGAACCACCAACAATACTAGAATTAAAGAGAGGGTTATGATTGAATTTACCACCGGCGATAGTTGAGAAAGCACCTAATACAGTATTACATAAACCACCTGCTATATTTGAATAGTTTCCAGAAGCCGTTTGTCTATAACCCCCTGAAATCGTAGTACGAGCTCCGCATGTTGTATTTGCATGTCCGAGAACTACGTTAACACTTCCGCATGCTCTATTTGATGCTCCCATTGCAACACCAATATTTCCAATGACCTGATTCAGATATCCTGATGCGGTTCCAGCAGCACCACCAGTGCAAATAATATTACCTCTCCCGCCTAGTATACTTGCACAGTTAGCAATAACAGTATTAGCACAACCGCCTACTATAACAGAACAGCTACCAGTTACTGTATTACTTGCACCTCCACCGATAAAACTATAGCGCCCTGAAGCTGTATTAAGTTTACCACCAGCTATAGTATTAACGTACCCTGTCTGGTTTATTGTTCTGTCATAAACATATACAGATGTAGCACTAAGACCAGATGAGGTACAAGTACTATAATCATTATTAACTACAATAAAGTTAGTACCAGTTGCTGCAATTGTAGCTGTTGTAAATATACCAGAGCTTAGAGGTACAGTAGGTGTAGCATAGTATAGAGAAACATTACCAGTAGTAAAAGGAAAAGAGAAACAGCTTTGGATACCAGTACCAGTTAATCTGGTCTGGGTACCATTACCTGAAATTGATGCTGTTGTGATATTAAAAGGAGCAAATCCACCGGTATGATTAGCAACGCCTCCACCAATAATTGAGTCTCGAAGAGGGTTAAAGTTACCGAGACCGCCAACGATAATAGAATAGGCTGAAGAAGCTGTAATAGCATTACAACTACCTCCAGCGATATTGCTAGGTGCGGCTAATGCACAATTCTGCAGACCTCCGCCTACAGAGCTGCAATTACCAATAGCACAATTTGAATTACCAGCAGCTACAATTGATGCTCTACCTTGAGCTAAATTAGATAAACCACCAACAACATTAGCAAATGTACCAACAGAAGCAGTGTTGTTTCTACCTCCTACAACTACATTATAAGCAGCTGAAGCTGTATTACAACATCCACCGTTTATAGAGCTATAATTACCCGAAGCTGTATTCTTATTACCACCAACAGCTACAGCATAGTTACCTGTAGCTCTATTTCCTGAACCAGCGCCTACAAATGTTGCATAGCCTGTTGCACGTGAACTAAAACCGCCAACGATTGATGAATAGGTTCCAGATGCTATATTACAATCACCTCCTAAGACACCAGAGAATATACCAGAAGCTATATTATCACCTAAAACTGTATCAATTGATGACGTTAAAGAAACAATTGTAAAGGGATTAGTTGAAACTGCTTGATACGCTGTATTCCATTGATCTGAATTTCCGTCTCCTTGTATGTAAATCTTGCCACTCGTCGTGATATCCGACGTCGCTGATATTTCACCGACTACAGTTAATGTCTTATTAGGTGTACTCGTCTTAACACCTACATTAGGATGCGAACCATTATTACCACCAACATGAAGTACTTCAATACCTTGATCCAAATCATAGAATGAAGCAATGTCACCATCTCCATTGTTACCAATATATAATGCAGGACCACTCCCTATGTGAACAACGCTCAAAGCACTTGTAACAGAAAAGACAGTGTTTGCAAACGTTGTAGTGCCTGTCGCTGTCAAGTTACCAAAGACAGTTAAATTATTATTGATTCTTACAGGACCTGAAACTAAGCCACCAGTGAGATTGAGAAAGTTACTATCTACATAGTTTGTTGTAGCATATAATGCAGAATTGCTAGCGTATACAGTAGAGATATTATATGCAGTATCCCAATTAGCACTCGTACTAATAACAAGAGCATTAACGTTAGGGTTACCAGCACCGCCTCCGCTCCCAGATAGAATATTAAATAAACTAACGCCACCAGAGAGATATTGACCGGTAACGTTCAGATCGCCATTCATCGTACCGCCATTAGCGTATTGTACAGCATTTGAACCACCACCGCCTCCGAGGTCAAGAATGCGTCTAGCGTACGACATGACCTCTTCTGATACCTTAGCTACCTTAGCGTCTGTATATTTTCTTGCGTCATCAACTAGTAACTGGACGTTCTTCTTCTCAGTGACAAAAGATTGTATTCTCTTGTTTATATCTTTAATGGTGGTGTTGAGCTCGGGGAGCTTTCCGTCTACTTCGCTCTTAAATTTATCAATTGAATACCCGACAGTGTTGAGTTTATCTGTTATTGTATTGTTTAAATTCTGCTTATGTTCATCAAGTAATACAGTTACAGCCTTATTTAACTCCTCTGTCTTTTCGTTAAAGATCCTTGAGGCTGTCTCCGTAGAGGAGGTTTTAAACTCACGAGACAGGTTGTTTTTATATTCAGCTAAATCTGTAGCTACCTTTTCACTAAATTGATCCTGTAAAATACCAGCTCTATTTACAAGAAGCACATCAACATTATCATTGTTTAAAGTTATTTTTTCAGTAACAATAACATCAAGTGACTTAGTTATCGTATCAATCTCTGAACCGATATTACGCTTATGCTCTTCTAGTTCTGTAATGATTTTTTCTGTAAAAACAGCTTCAAGCTCAGAAGCACGTTCAAGAAGTAGCTTATCATTCTCAACAGAGGCCTGCTCTAATCTCTCTGCTAGAAGAGAATTAATGCTACTCTTAATCTCATTTACTTGATTATCCTGATATTTCTTAACTTCCTCCAGATTGGCAGAAGATAGTGTTTCAAGATATTTACCGACATTAATTTGCTGATCATCAAACTGTCCTTGTATAGATGCAACAGCTTCGTTAATTGCTTGCTCAAGAAGCTCTTTCTGTTGTTCACTAATACGAAAGGTTTCATGTAATAACTCTGACTTATAATCCTCAAGCGTTTTTTGTATTCTACGATCATCCTCTAACACTATACGCTCTCTATTCAATCGCTGTACTTCAGCCTTAATTCTTGCTTGCTCCTCAATAAGATGTGCTTCATATGATTTAACCCTTTCTACATATTCGCTAACATCTTCTGATACAGGTATTATCTGAAGATCATCAATCGAGTCCTCTATATTCTTTTCGTTACCGATAGTTACATCATAACTCTCTTCGATGAAATTAGGTAGTGTTGTGTGTTCGCTTATTGACGAATAAGAACCGAGTAAAGAGAGATTAATGGTTGATTGAGGTAGCTCTTTACTGCCTTCAACAGTGACGAGCTTAAAGCGGACACTAGGGTAAACACGACCATCAGGGAGCTGGATATCAGTCTCTAAATAGTTGTTGGTTGATTCTTGTATGTAGCTATGAATAAACTCATTATCCTTTGTAGAGATAATAGATACATTATCGAGACTCTCTTCGAGAGGTCGACAGAATATAACATTTTCAATACTCGAACTCTCGATAAAGGAACACGATATTCGATTATCAATGACTATATCAATAAGCTGCACGTGAGTATTTATGCGTTATTAGAAGTATTCAATCTATAAAAATGGAGAGAGAGCATATATATGCTCTCTCTCGTTGTAGACTCTTAAAGTTTATTAGAGAAATCTAACGTTACCGGAATTTAAAATTTCAGTAGCTTTACTGAGGACTGTCTCGTTAGTCCAGTTTCCAGCTGCAGTATACTCCTCTTCACCATCCCAAAGGACGACCGGGGAAGGGAGACCCTTAACTCTTGCAACAATCTTCTTCTCGAGGAAGAGATCTCTTACTGCTAAAACTTCAACTTCATCAATGGTAACGGTTTCTGCCGGTCTAAGTGTAAATGTAATGCTCATATTGAGTATTTATTGTTTAAAAATTATAATACTACAGAAATCAATTGATTTCTATTGGATAATTTTGTATATCCTGCTTTATTGTAAAACACTACATCAACTATACCGGTACCTGAAAGAGCGAATCCTGGTATAGTTACGCGTAAATTGTTGTTATCGATTGCTGCAAAGTATTTTTGTGGTAGATTATAACCAGAAAATGGTGGACAAAAGCTTGATACCACTCTGTTTGTGGTAAATGTATTTACCGCTGTTAGACTTGGAAATCTAACAGTTCCAGAGCTTAAAAAAACATTTAATGTATAATTATACTGATAACCTTGTACATTAAGATAAGCGGTAGTGAGAGGTGATAATGTTATGAATTCCACGATATTATTTATTAATATCGAGTAGGTACATTAAATCTTAACCACCATACCTTCATCTGAATTCCAGCGATGAAATGGGTTTGTGTATTTACTAGGTTTTTTCTTAGGCTTGGAATTTACGACACGGTATGGGTTCTCTGCTGTATAGTGCCATGAATACGTTTTTAAATGCTTAGAGACTTCCGACATTGTTTTAAAGGACAAACCAGGAAAAGAATCCCACGCACGCCCTGTCCACCTCTCAACGACAAATCTCATCGACATTTTAATTATTCTTTTTATTTTGCCAATGCGTTGCACCTCTCCACGTGAAATACAAAAACGACATAGCTCCCCAGTTAGTAAGGCTGTAAGCAATATGTAGATTGAACAGTGTATTTAAAGACCAGATAACACAGAGTGGAATAAAAATTATAAGTGCGAGAGCAATTATACATACGGTGAGTAAGCTAATAATTTTACTAATCATATCCATATGATAATTTTAAGAAATTAAAATGCAAGCTTAAAAAATGGTGGAGCATGTCGGGATCAAACCGACGACCTGAAGCTTGCAAAGCTACCGCTCTATCAACTGAGCTAATGCCCCATTAAAATGGTAGGAGATGACGGTAACGCTCCGCCGAATCCTGAGTGTAAATCAGGTGTTTTACTTTTAAACTAATCTCCCTTATTTGTCTTTAGTATATAGACAGAAAGATAGAAAATCAAGATTGTAATAATTCGAACTTTTGCCTGTAGTAGGATTCGAACCTACCCTTGATGGCTTCTAAGACCATTGCCTCTTCCGCTGGGCTATACAGGCTTAAAAATGGTACAACCGGAGGGACTTGAACCCCCATAAGCCGAGGTAGAAGCTCGGTACTTTATCCAGTTAAGTTACGGTTGCATAAAAACCTATTATATAACCCCCTACGATTTAAACAAGTCAAAAATTCCTTTTCTTTTATCAATTTCTTGAATAAAACCTTCGTCTTCGAGATAGTTCCTCAATGAGGCATAATGCTGTTCATCTATAGGTCCCCAGCCTTCAATCGTAACGTTCGTACCTACAACGTCGCACTTATATGGCTTGCCAAGAAATTGAATGTAGACGGTGTAATCGTTGTGTTGCTTCACTTATAGAGTTGTAGAATAAGAAACTATAGAATCATGTCTAAACGATCGCCAAGCAGCCTTTTCCAGGTCCCAGACTGCGATACTTTCATCGTTCTGCTTCTTTTCCTTCTTAACCTCATCATCTTCCTTCTTTTCAATAACAGGAAGAAGTGACGGATTAAGTGTACAGAGCATGGTACGCACTGTACCGTCCTTCTTAGTGAAACAGACAGTAAGTGTATTTTCGTGAAGAAGCTTCTTAAGATGTTCTTTATCGTGAATCATAAGGTTACTTCTTAGTCCAGGAACGAATACCAGCTGTCCATGCCTTACAGCCCTTTTCGTTATTAAATTTAGTTGCATTGCCCCACGTGCTATTAGGATCGAGAGCCTTAAGCTTGTAATTTACAATAGGCCAGATTTTATTAAAACGTAGCTTTTGTCCAAAGTACTTGTAGCTATGACCGAGACCATACTCAGTATCGTTATAATAAGCAGGCGGTAGATAGTCTTCATTAGGGAAAAGAACCTTGAATGTCTTTTCAATAATATTATCGATCTCAAATTTATTATGAAGCTCAGATCGATTGTAGAACTTCTTCCAGGTTGTTGGTGTTCTTTTTTTCATATTTTTATTTCCGCTTCCTACCGGCATCACTACGCTGGGCACGGCTCTTCTGTCCGAACATACGCTGACGAGCTGCGGTAGCTTTTTGTTCTTTAGCTGCAAAGCTGTTCTTTGAGGTTGTAGCACCCCACACCTTAATTATTTTGTTTTTTGTTGTCATAGAATGTTAATATGGTAGTGCGGGTGGGATTCGAACCCACAATGTTTCTAATGTAAGGGATTTTAAGTCCCTTGCGTTTCACCAATTTCGCCACCGCACCATATTTTTAAAAGTTATTCATACCTCCAAATTAGATCTATATAATATATCTTATTATACTGGAACGCAAGCATTTTATAGAGCTTCCAAAGCCTTCTTATAGTCATCTCGTTCAATAAGAGCGTGTCCATAAGCTTCAGCAAGTTCTACCAACTGCTTATCTTTGTACTTGATCTGATCTTCAAGTACTTTAATATGAAGATTCTTCTCTTTTAGAATATATTCGTACTCAGCTTGAATAGGAGTTGTCATAAGCTATTGTGGAAGAGGAGGGCTAATAACAAAGATCTGATTGGTTTCAGTATCCAAAGCCTTAGCAACCCAATCATTTGGATCAGCTTTGAATTCTGAGAATTGAGATATAGCCGAAAGAAGAGGTTGATTCCAGCTTACAACACTATCATATTCTTCTTTTGACCACTTCTTAGCATCATCCATCTTAATAGGAATCATCAATCCTTCTAGGATATCGATGACCTCTTGGTTGTCCCATCCATTACGCTTAAGCATTGATTGTCTCCTTAACTAGTTCAATAATGTCTGGGTTATGAATATGAGGTCCAAGATGGTAATCGGAGAAGACAAAGTATTGGTCTCCAGCTGCCGATCGAATCCTATTAACCTTATACCTGCCTTCATAAGCTCCTTTAAGCTCAACCTTATAGGTAGTTACATCAGCCCTATAAGCATCTGTAATTGTGAATGTACTCATATGTTTTATTTTGGTGGTTCTTGTCCTGGTGATCCGTCAGTTCTCCAATTAATATAGATGCCTTCATTAAAGGCGTCAAGATTAATATAGTTATGAATTAAACTATAATCATGTTTCATCTGAAGGAAGGCTCCAATAAGCATTATAATAATTGGAACAATAAAGAAGATAGGCCAAACTTTAAGCCACATTCTATTAGCCCATCTAATGAGTTTCATCTTATTATAGATGACATGGGCCTGGAAGTAGATCTTAGCCTTCCTCCAATGACCATGGGATAGATAATATAGAAGTTCTTTAATCATTTAGGTACTCCAAACCCTTCTTATACTTCTCAATCTGTTTCTGAGATGGTGTATCATTCAGGTTATAGGTCATATCGGCAATCTTTACTGCCCTGGCTATAGCATTCTCCTTTACCTTCTTTAGATACTCTTCATATGAAAGATGATCAAACTTTGTTAGAATCAAGACTGCGTCAACTACCATCTTAGGCATTCCAATCTTCTGAAGATCCATGGAGTTATAATTCGTATCTTCAATGACATCATGAAGGTAGGCGGTAGCAATGTACTCAGGCTTCTGCGGCTTAACTAGCCTGGCGACACCATCAACATGCTTAAAGTATGGAGTAGTACCATCTCTACGGAACTGACCCATATGGGCTATCTGGGCAAAGTTCCTGGCCGTTGCTATAAGATCTAATCCGTCTTTCATATTACCATAATAGATTCCAGAAGAAGGAATGACAAGCTTTATTTCTCTATCAAAGTAAGCTCAGAGGCCGATCGATACATCTTCGAAGGCTGAATAGGTATGAGCTGAATAAGCGGATCATCCGGTCGATCAGAATCATTAATTGTATCCAATACAATATAATCCCAACCATCATACTCTACCCTATCTCCTCTTTTGAATTTCATATTATTAATAGTATTTTAATTGTACAGGCTTATTTGTGCAATCTAAAAACTCATTATTTTTAAATTCTACACACTTATATGTCCCTATTTCTTCAAGATAGAGTTTATCGCCCAATGTCATGGGGTTAACATATCTTTTACCGTCTTTTGTAATGGGTGAATGGTTACAGATAAATCCAAGCTCACATGCTGCTTTGAGCAAGGATTTATCTTTACCTGTTCTTGATACTTTCTTTTGAGCTCGCTCTATAATCTTATGCGCTTTTTTAAAAGACCGTTCCAGGTCCTTAGCTTTTACAGCAACGTCTTTAAGAATATATTGCTTGGCCATATTAGATATTAATCTTCTGGATCAATTAGCTCTTTAATCTCTTCGTTAATCCTCTTGATTTCTTCGTTAAATCCCTTTGCAGCTGCCTTTTTACGGAGCTTCATGTCCTCGAGCTCTGTACAGAGTTGAAAAACGCGTGCTTCTTTTGTTGTGTTTGTTTGTGTCATAAATTCTTGAATATATTAATAGCTTAGCCACAGGCATTCAAGTATAAAAATTATAAAACATACACATATTGTAATCATGATTATACGGTCGTGGTTCCAAAAATTTAACCAAGCTCGGTATAATTGATTTTTGTTCATATCATGTTAAAGTACCTATTGAGGCTTGAGACTGTCTCTCATTTAATATTCTTTTATAGATGGTTTTAAGCACCGGCGCCGTATTAAAATCTAACCAAAGCATCTTATACCCTTTATCGTCGCAGTATTTTTCTAACGCCAGTTGCTTATAAGGTATAGTTCTATTATAAGGGTGCTCTGATTGTATATTCCACTTTTGCTTTACCTCGACAATGCACGTTTTACTATCTATCCTACAAATAAAATCAGGATTAAATGTTCGATGTGACCCGTCTTCCCAATAATTTAAAATACTTATAAATCGCTCAATACGATTCGCACCTAATTCATCAATGAGATATACAATACCAGCTTTTTCTAAATTTGAATCAACATCTATTACCACATCTTTATAATTAAATGTTTCTCTTAATGTAGAGAAATTACCGTGCTCTTTGAGATAATTTTGCCTATTAATAGAACGTAAATAGCTCGCACATACCTTACTACATGTCTTTTTTTCGTAACCAGCTTGTGCTATAAAAGTATCACCACACGTTACACAAACACAATCGATGTACGTCCTTGGCCTATATCCCGGTGATCCTGGAATATTTCGCTTTCTACCTTTGAGGGACCGAGAGATTTTTAATTTTGTTGCTTCTGAGCGCACTCCCCTGTTATTAGCGCAATTGCGCGAACAATATAATAAAGGTTTTGTTTTACGAACAACCCTATCCTTACGCCAATCATCAACTATTTCTTCTTTACAAGTTATACATTTCATAAGATTTGAACCTATAATTATTTAGTCTCTAGGTTCGAGTCCTAAAGAGCTCCGGGGGCAGGATTTGAACCTGCGACCAATCGGTTACATCTACCCTTAAGTTTTAATTCCTTAAGGAATGGACTTTGTCTTCATCCTGTTAGGATGTGTCGTGTAAAGTCTCTACACTTGCCCGGTCTTTCGACCTGCTAGCTCGGCGTTAGCATTTCAGCTTTCACCGACTTAGCGACATTTTTCAATCAACATTACTGCTGAAAGCTGCAACTTAATACAGCCGACCGCTCTACCGCTGAGCTACCCCGGATCGGTAATTATATTAATCTCTAAAAGAAAATATGCAATAAAATTTTAAAAAATGGAAGTGGGTATGGGAATCGAACCCATGCTCGTCCCTCATCTAGGGAACACAGATTATAAGTCTGTCGGTGCTATCCAGTTACACTAACCCACCGCAATTGTTTAGCATCCTCCTTTTGTTGAGTTAGTTGCATGAATCATTATTCACGTAATATATATACAGTCTTATGAAGATGCAAGCATCTTAAGCGACTTAAATTCGTTTTTAAAAAACAACTGACCAACAATTGTCAGTCTTTGCTTAAGCAGAGGCATAAAGGTAATAACATCACCGTTCTCAAGTGCTTGAATAATATCGCGGATATAATCACGATCACTCTCGTAGTGCTGACGAATTTTCTCGTTATTGTCTAGCATAGAAGATAGCATTCGCTCGAGAGAAGCTTTCTTATATTGAATTAATCTCTGACCAAACGTAATTGAGAGATCAATTTCTGCTATTTCTCTGTCAGTCATAAAAAGAGAATATACTCCTTTAAAGGAAGATGCAAGATTTATATCTCAACAATATTACCAGAAGCCGGTACACGATCAACTAGCACGATCCTTCGACCGCTATCTCCCTTTGTCGGGCTTTTACCTAGAATCAACGGGTTACCGTCTTTATCTTTTAAATCCGGTTCATATGGTTGATCTTCTCTACGCTTTCTTAGTCTTAAAAAGATTGAATGTCCTTTCGCATATTGATCAATATCTGTAAACACACCGTTGAGATTTAATTGATTGCTCTTAAAGGATCCAACAACATCCATAGGACCAATATACATGTAATCAACCGGTCCACCCATAGCTGGTGTTCCTTTTAAAACAGTGAGAGTATCTTTTTCATTCAGACGACCATATACATCTGGAATTAAATCACCTCTCTTAAACCCTTGCTTTTTATACCAAGCATTAGCGTTATTTAAAAATCTTTTAGTTATATCAGGTATTAAAGTCTGTAAGCCGACAAGACCACCTCCTCCTACGCTCGGTGCTGCAGATACACCGCTCTCGGTACCTCCTTTGAGGCTAACGTTAATACGCTTTTTACCCGAACCAATTGTAAGAATTACATCTGTGTATGGTTCAGTGCCTAGTTCATTAATGCCTTCCATCTTCTCTGCAGAAGATACGTTCTTTATTTGATTAACAGAAATAGGCCCTTTTTTAGCATATCTGTTAATAGCATCAATGACTCCACGTTCTTGACGCTCAGCTCCGACGCCGCCTTCAATGAGAAATGTTTTAAATGATACCATAAATGTACTTATTGTTTTAAAACCCTTCTTCAGGAATTGCAACATCTTTTTGTGGTCGTTGGTTTAATTTTTGGTAATAGTGTTGAAGAGCTAACTTAAATTTTCTATATTGTTTTCTGAATTCAGGCTTTTCTTTAATACGAAAGAGAGTACGAATAAAGTCTTCCTGATACTTCAAATAACTCGGGAGAGGGAAATCTTTAGGTAGATTAGATGACCTTATAAAGGTATCAAGTAATCGGAGAAAACCGATACGCTGCTTTTCCCAAAACTTCTTATTATCACCTCGTTTCAAATGCTGAAGAATGAGACTGTATTGACGCTGAAGTTCTTCAGTAATTGAAGCGAGTTGTATTGGAAATTCGTTCGGTGATGTATAATAACCCTGCTTACTTCTTATAGAAACTTGACCGGTAGGGAGGGTTCTCTGATTAGTAGCACGTATGTCTTGAGGCCTTAGTTTCTTATAGTGCTGTCTGGCGTGAAGGACTTCATGTAATATTGTATTACGCTGTTCGTTAGGTGATAAATTACTGAAATAGTTATAAAAGAGAATTACAGAATTCGTGCTCTCTCTATATCCCGCTGCAGCAGACGCCTTTTGACCGAAGCTTACCTCTACATGAAGCTTTTTTTCTTTTCTATCTACCTGGTCTATATAGGTAACCGTCCCGAGAAAGAAAGTACCATCTCCCTGTAGTTTTTTTCTATAAACAGCTTCAGGTGATTTACCTTGCAGCTTATCATCATTAAAATAAAGCTGATATCTATCGAAGATATCCTCGATTTGCTTTCTTTCTTTTGATGTAACGCTGTAAGTCTTCTCCGTTACAAATTTTTTAAACGGAACAAGCATACGTATTATCTCCTACGCTTATATTTACGGTCCTGAGCCTTTTGTTTACGTTTCTTCTTTTGGGCCTTTGTCTCAAAGGAACGACGATTTTTTACCTCTTCGAGGATATTACCAGCGTCGAGCTTTGTTTTAAGTCTCTTAAGAGCACGATCTATATCCTCTCCTTGATAAACCTTTATAGAGTAAAGCCCGCCTCGTCTAATCACAGGAAAAATATTATGTTGCAAGCAGTTAGAAATATTTCTAAACCGCTAATTTGGTTAATAAAAGAGTGAACACCGTTCATATGTTCGAATATTTATATAATAAATACCTTCTATTTACAATAATTATTCTATTGGCTTTTTCCAAAGAAGGTAACCTGCTCTTTCGTCATAATCAAGAGATAACGACATGAACTTTTGATAAAGAGACCAGGAAGGCATAGCAATAAGATGACGAGTCACTGTATTCCAATCTGTCCAACAGACTATTCGCCAACAAAAATCACCAAGATAGTAAAATATATACGCTAAAAGTCTATTCATACAGATATATAATCATTTCTACCTCTTCTTTTTACGAACAAAGATATTAACTTTCGCAGACTTCATATCCTTCTCTGCAATAATAAAGCGAAACGGTCTACCTTCATACTTGTTATTCTCTCTGATGAGAGCACGACGTAGAATACCTTCACGCTCTTCATACGTACACTCCTTAATAAAAGGAACAGTAATAGTATACATTTCTTCGTTTTTTGGCTTAGACTTTGCTTTGATAGGTGCTTTAGGCATTCCTATAGTATAAAGAGCTATTTAAATTTAACAAGAATAAACTTCCATAATTTCTGTACTGCGAGAAATGTAAAGAAGATCGTCCAGTATAAAGCACCAGTCGCTAGAAAAGGCAAAAGAATTAATGCAAAAAAAATACCTTCTTCAGCGGTAAGCATAAAGATATTTAATATTTTTATATCTCTACTTTAAATACTTTCTCAAAAACTTTAGGATCCTGCTTGTATCCTTCTTTTGATTCATCGTATGCATCTGTAGTATACTGCCAGTTAAAGAAAAGCTGATTCGGTGTCTTGAATCCAAAGAACTTTAAAACTTGTTGTTGCGTCTCCACGACGACCTTACCATTCCAGTTATGACCAAGACCGATAAAGCCTACATCAATATCCTTCACGACGTTTGCTTCACTGAGAGTTGTATGCCTATTCTCTATCCAGTTTAGTCTTTCGATTAGTTTTTGATATATAGCGTTTGTCTGGCCCCAGCGAATACTAGAGAAAAACACAACACAGTCTGACTTAAAAAGTTCTTTTGATATCTTCCAAAGCTCATCATCTTTATTACCATACGATACCCAGCAACGATGATAACCGGAAGGGTTTTTATCCTTATCTTCTAAAAGCGCACCTTTGAGACCACACGAATTCCCGTCTTTTGTCGATACATTACCAACACAGGGTAGAATATTGAGATCCGGTACTTCAATAATTCTAATATTTTTGCTCGGAAATTCATCTTTTAAGTGATAAGCGAAAAGAGTACTCTTAGGTCTTTCTTCATCCTGACCAGGCCTTCTGTTTGAGGTAGTTAAGAATAAAATGTTTTCTTTTGTATTGAGGTATTCTTTGAGGTCAGAGATTTTCTTCTGAATAGGCGCAGGAGATGAGTTAATTCTCTCAAGAATTATTTGATTGTATGCTTGTTCTAGACTCATATTAGCAATGATAATTTATAAATCTTTGAGCTCCCTTTGCTGTAGCGTTAGATTTATTCTTTTGTTTTGATTTTAAGGCTCGAGCCTTAGCACAGGTTACTTTACCCTTTATTTGACGCTTGAGAATACCAGGACGAACTGGATCATGTATATTCTTCTTCTCTGTAACTTCTGCAAGACCTGGTTGGGTATTAAAACGGTTTGAAGCTCGTACACCTCTACCAACTTTCTTGATTTGCCGTGCACCTGCTACTACAGCCCGAGCTATCGGCTTTGCTTTTCGTAATTTAAGAACTTTGATGATATCAGCAAACGGAATCAAAGATATAGCACTGATCCCTGCATTGATTATATGTTTCTTTCGTTCGTCAGTTGTCTTGGATAATCCAGCTCGTAGCCCTGATATTAAGACATTTGCAGCATCGGCAAACGTACCGAAAGTAGGTTCAAAGCCTATTACATCTAAGGCGGCTTGAAGTGTGTTTATTGCTTGCTGTGTGCCTTCTACAACATTAGAAAGCTTTGTATAATAGTCGGGGTCTTCAAACAAGTGATCCATAGCAATCTTTCTTGCAACACTATCATCCTTTGTATGTTCGTGCTCTATTTTAATACCCTTCTTTAACTGACTGCTAATATGCTCTATAGAAACCTTGTGCTTCTTAGCGAGATCATCAATGCTTTTACCTTTAGCTAGACCACTAAATGTCTGTTCGTAAAAAGTCTTGAAAGTCATAAAAGTATTTATGCTAGATAGGTCTTCGTTGGCTACCGGGTCTTTAACCCGCTGGACGAAGCGCTCTAGTTGCCCCCTGCCTACTCGGGTCTAGCAAAATTATTTAATGAGCTGCGTGCTGGAGCGTAGAGCCAGATTTGAACTGGCGATTTTATCCTTTTGCAGAGGATTGCCTTTGACCACTCAGCCATCTACGCATTAAAAATTGGCGGGCAGCTGAGGTGTCGATCCCCATACCTTTAACAGTATCACCCGATTTCAAGTCGGAGCCCAGGGCCGCCTGGGGTAACTGCCCGTATAAATCTATATTAATTTATTTAAGAGACATTATATCTTCTTTTTTCCACACAATCAAGCTTTCCTTAAATTGATTCCATTTACATCGATCAAGCTCTGTTTCAAATCCTTTTACTTCCAAATAACCACCAAGTTCTTCTACCCAAAAATCAGGTGTATAATAAGCATCTCTACCGTTCAAGTGAACATATTTAAACCGTTGCGTATTTCTCTTCCAATTATAATTTTTACTATCTAACCATTTTGCAACTCTAAGCTCCCACGTGCCATCCACAGTTATATCACCAGCGATTGGACTCAAATACGTGTATTTTTTGCATCTACCGGCTTTATTGTCCCACCCTTCAGCGTGTCTACGTAATGCGCTTTGTCTAATAAGTTCTTTAGATTTTTCTGTATGTTTACGACCAGTATATACCGTCCTACCGGTAATATAGTTTTCACGCTTAGTATTTAAAAGTTTTTGAACGCGTGGATCTTCAGCTGTTAAACCCTTGTTCCACGCCGTGCTTCCTTTTTGTCTGCCTGCATTAGGTGACCGCTTTCCAGGTATTCTATTGGGATTTAATTTACATCTTTTAATATGTACGATAAGCGATCCCTTGTTAAGAATTTCCTTATTACAGAAATTACACTTTGTATCATTATATTGTGCATATAGCCTTTTACCGCACTGTTTACCATTTAAATGACGCTGTATCGTTGATAAAGATATTTTTTTATTGCAACCAGGGCAATCTGTGTAGTTTCTTTTAATTTTCACCAAAGATATTTAGTCTAGACGGTCACTTTTAACCACTCTTACAAACAAGAGGTGGAGGGATTCGAACCCCCGAGACCGGTTATGGTCTGGCGATTTAGTAAATCGCTCTCGTCGACCGCTTGAGTACACCTCCGTGTTATATAAGAAAATTTTATTATAAGTGCTCCTGGTCGCTCAATCCAGAGCTAAATTAAACTTTTTTAATTAACCTTCACGTCGATAGAAACGACCTCCGGTTTTACGACAGGGACCTTAACTCGAAGAAGGCCGTCTGTGTATGTTGATGAGATGTTCTTAATGTCCGTATTGTCATTGAGGGTGAAGGACAATTGTCCCTTCCTCCTACTAATGCCCTTACGGTGGAAGTGGACGGTCTCATCATGTTCCTCTTCCTCTTTATTAACATTAATGTGGAGTCGACCCTCCTTAACATTAACGGTAATATTGTCTTTACCGACCCCTGCCAACGCTACTTCAATATAGTATGCGTATGGATTCCCATCAGGATCGGTTTCCGATACGATGTTATAAGGATATGTAGCATTTGGAATATCAAATGCTTTATCAAAATCCTTGATAACGCTGCTTAGCCAACTTTCGTTAAACAGGCCTGGAAGATGGCTATAACCAGTACCTGCTGCCGGGATTACCCGACCTAGTGTGTATGTGTGTGTTGTCATATATGTTCTCCTTTGTTAAGCGAGTTAATATGTTTACTTTAGTCCTGTTTGAGCGACCAGAGCAAATATATTTATATACGACTATTCTTATTTGGCAATACTAGAATTTAATTTTTTTCTTAAAATCTTTAAAATTACTCTTAAGCTCAAGAACAACATCGGTAATATTCTCGAGTTCCTTTTTATTGAGTTTTGTTTTACTCTTCAGAGATAAGAATTCGGTAGAAAAGTACGCCTGTAACTCATCATTGATAACAGACTTATCGTATCCCAATTCAAATAAAACACCGACTGCTTTCTTTTTAGCGGAAGGTATAAGCTTTTTTAGAATTGAATTTGCCTTCTTTTTATACTCTTCATCTAAGAAATATAAAGCATGACATACTTCGTGCTCCACAGTCTTCTTATTATCATCTGAACCTATTAGGTAGTAGTGATTAGGTATGGGTATCTCTTTATTAATCTTCTTGTGTATATTCTCAATAATCTCATCATATACATTATAATCTTCAATACCGAGCTTAAAGAGATTGGCTATAACCGGGCCAGGAACATTGAAACCACCCCAATCCTCAGGGTACGTAAAAACACCTCCGTTCTTTTTAGAATACAGTGACATGAGCTCAACAAGCGTGAATTTCTGTCCCTTTATCTGCTTAATAGGCGATTCATAGAACTCCTGAACCCTACAGAACGTCATCGCTAAATCATACATATCCTTAATTGAACAGAGATAGATACCGGGATAGAGGTTTTTAAGTGTGTAGTTGACGTTCATTTTGTATTTATTAAGATGGCAGTCTCACGGAGACTCGAACTCCGATTCTGCGGATGAAAACCGCATGTCCTAGCCGTTAGACGATGAGACCGTTATTAGTTTGTGGTCGGCGAGACAGGAATTGAACCTGCAACCACGTGCTCCCAAAGCACGTGCTCTACCAAGTTGAGCTACTCGCCGTTGATCACGATAAATTGGTGCGCTATGACAGAGTCGAACTGTCCTCTCAGCCTTGGCAAGGCCACGTATTAGCCGATATACGAATAACGCGCTTATTATACTTACATCATAGAATGGCTCAAGCAAATACTTTCTACCAATTTAAGGCCTGAAATGTACATGGAAAGTGTTCTTTAAAGATATCTCTAATAGCGTACGCGATTTCACGATGCTCCTTCTGCGTATCCTCTTTTGCTCTAATATCAATATAATGAATCCATGAACGGATTGTACCTGACATATAGATTGTAGTAGAAGTATTGAGAGGAAGAACCATTCTCGCACACTCTTTAGCAATTCCACCATCTACCAATTTACTATATGCATACGTCGCCCACTTTTGAGCACAATTAATAGCTTCTCTTTGCTCGTTTGTTAATGACTCAAGAGGTATGACATCGTCACCGACCTGTCTATTAGTTTTTCCCTGCATTCTCCATTCAATATCTTCAAGCTCCGTTGTTGATGAATACCTCTGACTAAATTCCTGAAAAGAAAAACTACGATGGCGGAGAATTTGTGCTGCAATTGCCCGAGAGGTTTTGATCTCTACAGTCATGCTTACCATCTCATAAGGTGACCAATGTTTATGTTTAATCAAATAAGCAAGAAGCCTTGGTGCTGTCTCGGTATTAAGCTGGTTTGTAGGATTTGAGACTCTAGCACAATAGCTAATAAGCTCTTCAGCCGTTGTAATACCTTCAATCTTTGGTTCAGTAATTGATATGAGTTTAACGTTCATTATATAAAAAGAACAACCCCGGTGCTACACACCGGGGTGTTACTTTGATTGTTTAGGCTTCCAGGTTAGCTGGAGCAACTGACCGGAAAGGGTCTGGTGCAACTGCTGCGAAGTCAGGTCCGGTGAAGAACATGTCTGAAGCCAGACGATTAAGTTCCATTCGGAGAGCGATATCCTGATCAGTAGTCCTATGGGTAGCGACGTTGGTCAGGTTATTGAACAAGTCGTAAGCGTTGACGTTTGAATTAGCAGTCGCCATCCAACGATTACCCTTACCCTTGAGAGCGATACCAGCGTCAGTGTAGCGGCGCTTGATCTCCTGATCGTTGAACATAGTAGCACCGAGCTCCTTATCAACCCTCATAGCGATTGCACGTGCTGTATTGAACTCACGGAGTGAGGCGTTATGGTTGCGGAGGCGGTTACCAGCCATCTGTACCTCTTCCTTGATAATGTCACCGGATAGGAACTTACGGACCTGGGTATCGAAGGTCTTCTGGGTGAAGTCTGCGCTATCAACAAAACGCTGAGCCATACGATGTACAGCAGTCATTCCGTTAGAGCAGACAAGACGGAGAAGATAAGGATAGAACTGTGACTTGTTAAGCGAGAAGTTCATACCAAACCCGCTCTTCCAGACATCCTTTCCATCACCAAATACATCGATGTCAGCGTCAGGGTTCTTGAAGTTGATGGCGATACTGATGTTCGTGGGATCGAAGTAGAAATCCCTCAGCTCGAGGTTGTTGTTGTTCTCACGGAGATACTCCTCCGTATAGCGTAGACCATTGGAGAGATCTACCGCACGCTCTTCCTTAATAGAACGATCGAAGATATTGTTAATCTCATTACTCTGACTATTTAGAACAGCGGTCACGCGCTTGTTCTTCCTAATGTTCGAGAGAGCATTGTGAAGAGGTGCCCACTGAGAGCTATCATCGCTAATCTCATTAACAAGCTGCTCCTTAACTCCAAGAACATTGATAAGGCTCTTAAGAGACTCCTGACGGAGCTGGTTACCATTGTAGAAGAAGCTGTTACCCTTCTTTTCGATGTTTTCGACATCCAGAGGAACAAGGCTGTAACCTTGAAGCGTCTGGCGAATATTGTTGCTTTGGGCAACGAACTTATCTAGTGTTGTTGTACTCATGACCCCCTTATAATACGGGCACGAGAAAAGGAACTCCAGAAATTTCTTTAGGATTCCGGAAGTACTTTGTAATTCCTTGATTTTAAATAAAAAAACCGGAGCTGGAATGTGACTAGCACCCAACTCCGGTTTTCTCTTTTATACGATCCTCTCACCAACGCGCTGGTATCAACAAGGCATCGAGTCTGCTTTTCTTTATTCCCTCTGCATTTGTGCTGGGGTTACAACACGATTAGGACTTGAGACCTTTGGCGACTACGGATAGCTAATCCATTCACCAGTAGCATTACTAAAGAAATTATTGGTATTGAAAGATTTTATTCCGGATTTTGTTCTTTCCTCAACGGGTACCGGCATGGAGCCAGCGCGCCGTCCAGTCTGTGTTTATTAAAGCAAGGGATCAAAGCTGTACGCAGGTTTTTGGCTCCCCCTCTGAAAATACGTCTACTAACTTACCAACAGACAACTCAACGCATCTCTCCCACGGATTATACCTACAACGCGGGAACTTATTTTAATGATTACTGGCCTATCGGAGCTAGGAAGTTTATAGCTCCCGTTCTTTAAGACTTGTGAAACTCTTAAAACTACTAGGTCGCTACTACCCGCGGCTTCGGACTAGTATTGCTACTACCGAGAACTATACGCAGTAATCAAATTATTATGACCGGGGTGGTTGTAATCCATCCTAGTGCACCGGTTGATGAAGGCCTTTCAGAGCGAACCTAGTCACGCACACGTACGGTTCAGACCTTAGATGGTCTTCGGCTCTTTCGATCGAGCCTGCGAACGGTCAAATTTGGCAGGGCCGGGAATCGAACCCGGAATCTTGTGGTTATGAGCCACACGACTTAACCGTTTGTCCACCCTGCGTTAAAATGTACTATCAAAGATCAATTCTTATTCCATTAATATATAGTCTATAGTAGGGACTGGCAAGAATAAAAAATGGCACGTGGTGAAAGAATCGAACTTTCCCAATCGCTTTTGGAGAGCAATTCGCCTATCCTTGGAACATTACCACGCAAAAAGTGGAGCCTGTGGAGGGACTCGAACCCCCGTTGTTTGTATACCACTTTACAAAAGTGGTGCTGTCGCCGCTGAGCCACACAGGCGTGAAAATTATTTAGACCGCAACTAGAGCGAATTCAATCTTTCGGAGGATTGCTAATACCTCGTTCCTAACAGGAATTCTACCTGCTCTCTAATTGCAGTAAATTGGTGGAGGCGTCGGAGATCTGCCCTCCGAGTCCTTATAATATTTCTCTTATATTTTCTACACGCTTATGTAAGTTTAGGATTTGATTGACTACAGGCTCCTATGGCTTACCAGCCTATCTTTTTAAGTCTGCCTATATAGATGAAGAGTTCTATACAACCCCTTGTACTGAGTTTTCTAGGAGTCACAAGTACCTCCATAACCTATTGGTTTAGCTCCCTAAGATCTTTAATAGGATCCAATCTTAGTTTTTAGGCAGCGAGGAGTGACTCTTCTTCGCAGCTGGCGAGGATATCGTCAGCGTTGTTGAAACAGTACTCAGCTTCTGCTAAGAGCGCATCGATGTTATCTTCTGCGTTTAGTTTTTTAGAAGGCTTTTATAGTGGCCAACCTTCCAACCACTGCGTGCAATATAAAACCAGACTATAAGTCGATTCTATGTCGCCCCCATAAATTTCAAAGATCATTGAGCGTATATGCTCTTATTTCCTATAATATATATGCTCTAGAGAGTGTGGCAAGTCTTAATCTGCTTGGTTTTTAGCTATTTTTTACTAAATACCTATAATGCCTGATTATAACCCTAATGTTATTGCAAATCCTCAAGTAGCGGAATACGGAAAGTTTACACAATTGAATGGTTCACGCTTCCCTGCTGTTTCTGTTACAAGGGTTCAATATCCAGATAAATCACAAGCATTTCCAGGGAATACTAACGCTCTCCCTGTAACAACCATCGACATATATCCAAAGTTTGGCGTATTAAGCTATATAACTAATACTGATGACTTCGCAGTATCACTGAGTGCAGGTCAGATCAATCTCGATACATCGCTAATTGAATTTCATATTTCAAATATAGATGCGGAGACTACTATCATGGCTAACGCTCTCACGGCGACAGAATGGAACACATTTGATGCAGCTTCTGGTATTAATGAGTTGAATTTTAATTTTCTCAACGCTGTATCGGCGCTAAGTACAACCATTGTCAATCCTGTGATTATCGGTAATAGAGGTAACGGTAATACAGCTACCGTTTATGCTCCGACTTCCTCTCTTAACGTCAATGTTACAAATACAATTAACAGCATTACAACACCAGAGCCAACACAACTTGATGCTTTTGGTCGTTTAAGAGTCTCAACACCTCTCACACTTTTTGATTCTTCCCACCGTTATAGAGATAATAATCTTTGGTCATCATTAACTGCTGTAGGTGGGACCTATGCATTTAATGCAAATCAGGGATTGATAGATCTAACAGTAAGTTCGTTATCAGGTTCTTCAGTTATCAGAGAAACAACAAAAGTGTTCTCATACCAACCTGGTAAAAGTTTACTCGTAATGAATACGTTTGTAATGGCTTCTTCTGCTACAGATTTAAGACAAAGAGTAGGTTATTTTGGAAGTCAGAATGGAATTTATTTTCAATTAGATGATGGTAATATTGGTCTGGTTAAAAGATCTCTTGTGTCGGGTTCTGTTGTAGATACTATAGTTTTAAGGTCTAGTTGGAACGGAGATAAGTTAGATGGGACAGGAGCCTCTGGATTAACTCTTGATATAACAAAGGCTCAAATATTTTGGATGGATATTGAATGGCTTGGTGTTGGATCAGTTCGTACAGGTTTTATTATTAACGGACAGTATATTGTTTGTCATTCCTTTCATCATGCTAATATAATTGATTCTACATACATAACAACAGCATCTCTACCTTTAAGATATGAGATTACAAATAAAGCTGCTACAGGTGTTTCTAAAACTTTAAAGCAGATATGTTCTTCTGTTGTTTCCGAAGGTGGTTATGAATTAAGAGGTCTTCAACAGGCAGTAGGTACCGCTATAACAGCACCAAGAAGTCTTGGAACACCCGCAGGAACCTATCGCCCTGTTGTTTCAATTAGATTAAAAACATCTCCAAATAGATTAGATGCAATAGTAATACTAACAGCTTTATCTGTAATGGGTGTTGATACAGGGATATATAGTTGGCGAGTAATTGCTTCTGGAACAACTGTTGATGGTACTTGGCAGGATGCAGGAGTTGATTCAGCAGTTGAATATAAATTAGATGGAACAAGCATTACTGGCGGAAGAATCTTAGCACAAGGATATCTTACATCAAACGCACAGGGCGCAACAACAGTTGATATTTTAAAGGAAGCTCTTTTTAAATTTCAATTAGAAAGAAATGGACTTACAGGTGTTCCTTATGAACTTACTTTAGCAGTAGCAGCAAGTACACAAAATGAAGTTGTACATGCTTCAATGGATTGGGAAGAGATTAGCAGGTAACCGTATTAATACTTACGGGTACTGTGAGTGTGTCGCTTTGGCAGATACGCGCTTCTTCCCTCTGAAATAAGCTGGGAGCGAGTCTTGAGAACAGGTGTCGTTGGCTCAACTACCCTAATACCGAACAGGTTATTTGCAAATTTTTTTACGGTATTAATGAGTTTAGTCATAAGCCTACAAATAATTAGTCTGCATAAGGACAATTTTTTATAAAAAGGAAAAATTAAAGTTTTTTCATACCTTTTATCTGATAATTAATATTCATTACCACTCTTCTCGGAACTGTTGTCGGTGTGGTACCTGTGTGATAGTGTACCCCTTCGAATATAAAAAGTCTGTTAGCTTTCGGTGTAACTGCTGTAAGTTGTGTAAGCTGTGTTATCTTTTCTTTATAGAAAGAGTTCGTATCTGGACCGTAATCTGGATCAAACCGCTCATTATATACAATTGTATCGCCGTCAGAGTCGTTAAAATAGAATAATGCTGTACGGTGTTCATAGCTTATATCAACATGAGCACCATTTTCATAATTTTTGTCTGTAGCTGTATTGAGAATCAATCTAACCCGTAATAATTCTTGAAGATCTTCTCCTGCCTGTATAAGAATATTTTCAGCTGCCTTGAGAAGAGTGTTATTAGGATCGTACATTACCTGTTCACGAAACAATACCGTATTACCCCAACCATGTAAGAATATATCATTTACACCTCCATGTGATGGTGGTGTTCTATTAAAGAACCACGGGAAATTTCGAGAAAGAACCTCATCACTAAGATTATTAAATTTCTCTTCAGGTAATATATTGTCAATAATAGTTGCAGACATATAATAGCTTATTACTGCTACTGCTTGTTATCAAGACTTTAAGTCTAAAAGATATTTCTGAACGCAATGATCAAACGATTCTTTCACGTTATTCTGCTCTATTTGGTTCTTAGCTTCATTGAGCTTAGCAGTTAAATAACTCTCGACCTCACCTGCACTACTAAAACCATCCGTTCTCATCTCTACAGCAATACCGCCGGCGTTTCTCCAAGCAGCTAGATACGGTGGAAAATCATCGATGAGTATATTAGGGTTACCGTTACTATCAATAGCATATATAGCTTTATTTTTCGGGAAATATGATTCTGAAGGCTGAGGTGATAGGTGTTTTTTTATCCACGTTATCTTACCTCGTTTACAGGCTTCAGGGTCAATGCTCGCCGGGTGAGAGCAAATACTATATGCACCAGCGAATTTAACGACTGCTTGAATGATAGCATTTGTTACCTCTCCGTTTTTACCAAACGGTGGAAGATTAGCGAAGAATTGTTCAACATCACCGAAATTATCTAAAAAATGCTCTCTATCGTACCAAATCTTCTTTGCTTCTGTCTTTTCTTCTACCGTTAGCTGTTTATAAGGCTTATTAAAGAATCTAAAGCTAATAGCTCCGAAGAGATCAGCGACGGTACCATCCATGTCGACCAAGCAGTTTAGATTACTCATGATAATACAATAGTAAAGCGAAACAAATACTTATTATGTTTCTGTGTATCAACAAATTCTTTTTTCGCAGAGACAATTCTCTTTGTCGTACCGTATTTTGCTATTTCTTTGTCGAGATGCGCTTGCGCAGCATCAGTGCTTTCGAAGAAGCCACTCCATTTAATAATGTTGCGATCGACATTAGGCACAATAATATTTAAGCCTTTTTTGAGATGTATTCCTGTTACTAAGAGCATAGAAAGTCGCTTAGCTTTGATTTCATAAAAAATATGCTATACCAGCTATCTATATTTTTAAGAATTTGATAGAAGTTCAACTCTTCGCATTTATGCTTGAAGCTATCGTAATTTAGCACCGGTTTTATATTGAACTGTTCCTTTACGTAATTTACTTCATCCTGATCGTTAAGAGTCAGAGAGAGATCAACTAGCTTAAGATTTGCATTGAAGTGATCTTCTTCTGCTTCTGACATCGTATATTCACCGTTGAAAAATTTTGATATCTTTACCTTACCAAATCCCTTTATACCGGGTATGTTATCAGACTTATCGCCTGTAAGCGCTTTAAGCTTAACAAAATCCACTATTTCATAGCCTATAAGCTCTTTAAAGTTTCTATGATTAAATTCTATTTTACGAATAGGGTCATATACAACTGTCTTATCATCAATAAGCTGACACATATCCTTATCAACGGTGATAATAATCTTCTCGTCTTCTGGGAAGAGATGATGAAAGATGGCGATTACATCGTCTGCTTCGTATGCACGTGGCAAAACATTCTTTATGCCTAATAGCTCAAGTAGTTCTTTAATTATATAATTCTTGCTATGTACCTGTTGATTGCGCTCGGTGTCTCTATTGCCTTTATATTCTTGTAGCAATTCCTTTCTCTTATTAATCTGAAAGTCTTCCTTCTCATCCCAGGTGCAATACACGACATCAGGATTGTACTGTAATATGTGGTTTTTAACACTAGTTAAGAAAAGATGAATGTGAAAATGCTCATTAAAGTTGGGTTGGTTTTTAGCTACCCAAAATACCCTGTGAACAAGGTTATTACCATCGACAATAAGACGTCTCATGACCAGAAGAAGAAACGATACTTGACAAGCTGTGTTAAAATTTCTGTATCCTTATCCTGAATAAGCTGTTCAAGACGATTTACTTCACCGTACTTTTCTTCGTATGTTCTACCATCATCAACCATTTTTAGCATCTTGACTTTACCCTTATCGTCATATTCACAAGGCACAAACATTTCCTTAAGAGGTGGAAGGACAGGATAAGCGTCATCCATCTGCTTTTCAAGAGCAGGTCGTTCAATAGTAATATAGTCGTAAGCTGATTCGAGCCACTTAGCGAATTCTACTGCGCGTTCTCCGGTACCCTCCCAGTCAGTATGACCATGAAGATACTCATCTTCATAAAAACCTTTAATAAATTCGAAGTTTACAGTCTCAATAAGACCGGAAACATCAGACCAGGTACGAGGAATAACTTTACGATAGCGTTTGTTCTGCGGACTAAAGATTGGGCGAATCTTCTCGTAATAATAAATGTCAGCCCAGCGAGGTACAAACGGAATAAGCTGCCAGAGTTTTCTTGTACCAAATTTATCTTCTAGGAATCTATCGAACTTACACCGAAATGACTTTTTATAATTTTCCATATCAGCAAAATCACAACGGAGTTTATGATTACGCGCTTCGAATTTCTCAGGTGTCATATTATGATTATAATAAAATTATTTTAGGATTGCAATAAAAACCTACGAGGGAAAGGCTCGAACTTTCAACCGGCAGATCCAAATTCTGCTGCACTACCAATTGTGCTACCTCGTAATAGGTTAATATTTCTTTACAAGCTTTCCTTTTATCTTGACAAAGCCTTCCAGCTTACCAGATGGTTTAATCTTGTCAAAGTTATCGTTGTATTGCTTCTTGTTTACTTTTCTCGGTGTATCGCCTTTTCCTGCGCTCATATTAATGCTTAGTGATTGTAGCTTCGATCTTATTTACCTTCCAGCGAGTCTTAGATCCACGCTTATTATTCTTCTTAAGCTTACCTTCGAGAGTAAGCTCCCTGAGAAGATATCCAGCACGAGTTGCATCAATACTCAACTCAGCACATACATCAGTAATACCGAACAATCCTTCGAGCTTAAGAATGCTCTCCTTATTCTTTTCCTTACGATCGGCTTTGCTGTTCTTCTTTTCAGTAGCTTCAGCCGTAACAGCGGTAAAGACATATCCCCGGCTAGTGAACGAACAAGTATAGTCGATACCAGGTCCGAAACGATTCTTAGAGAAGTATATG